AAAGCCAGTTATACACTCAAGTATTTAAAACAGCCTTCCTTGATGGGAAGACTAATGAACACACTACCTTGAAAATTATTGGCAACAAAGGCTGAGATTCAGGCTCAAGTTGATCTTGAGCGGGAACAGATACGACAAGGACTCAAACGACTACACGACAACACCTACAAACTTCAAGAAAAAAGCTATGCCTCTGCAACTGTCTACGGGGTTACTTCTATTGAGCAGCTTCTGCCTCTTGTGGTCACACGTATTGATCAGACTCGTCACCGCATAAATCAAGGCAAAACCGGCTATGCATTCAAAGAGATCAAGCATTACTTAGCTGATCTTGAATCAGAGGTGGCCGCGGCCATTGCTTGCAAGATCACATTTGACAAGGTGTTCAGCCATAAAAAATCTGGATCACTTGTACAAACGATCACTGATGCAATAGGTCAAGCAATTGAGAACGAGTGCATGATGCGTCACTACGAGCAGCATGTACCTGGATTGCTACACACCCTGAAGGAAAACTATTTCCACAGAGCGATTGGTACACAGCAGAAGGTCAAGGTCATCACCACACTGATGAACCGACATGACATAGACCATTGGAAATGTTGGGGACGTGCCAACAGGGTGATCCTCGGTACGTGGTTAATCGATTGCATCTGCGAAGAGAGCGGTTGGTTTCTACGTGACGTGAGGAGGCAAGGAAACAAGACACCTCAATACATCATCCCTTCACCTGAGTTCTTAGACATTAAGGACAACGTGATGGCAACTGCTGAGCTATTCAGCCCGATTGCTTGGCCGATGCTTATCGAGCCAAATGATTGGACCAATGAAAGGCAAGGTGGTTACCTCTTGAATGAGGTGATGAGAGGGTATCCAATGGTGCGTAGAGGCGATAGGACCCATATACAGGGAGAAACACCAATCGACTTTTTGAATCGTATTCAGAAGGTCGCATTCACTCTCAACACGTTCGTCGTTGATGTCGCTGAGACATTGATGGAACGACGTTATGAGGTTGGTAAGTTCATCCCTGTATGTGAGATGCCAATGCCACCTAAGCCAGCCGACATAGACGACAACAGAGACTCTGAGATGTCTTATCGTCGTGCTGCTGCTGAGGCATACAACTACAACGCACAACAATTCAAGAGGTCATGTCGTACAAGGATGACCATGAATACTGTCAAGGTATTCAAAGATAAAGAAAAATTTTTTAATCCATGGAGCCTGGACTACCGTGGAAGAGCGTATCCAATTCCTGCCTTTCTTACACCTCAAGATACAGACTTTGGTAAGTCATTACTTAAGTTTCATGAGCAGTCATTCATGACACCTGATGCACAAGGATGGTTAGCCTTCCAATGTGCAACAACATATGGTGGCAGTAAAGACACTATGAAGGAAAGACAAGATTGGGTAGTTAACAACTTAGATCTCATCACACGTGTAGCTACTGATCCTATTGGTAACTTGTGTGATTGGGAGAAGGCAGATGAGCCATGGCTTTTCTTAGCTAGTTGTGAGGAATACTTCCATACTTGTATTAATTGTGATAGAAACTATACGAATCTTCCAGTTGCTGTAGACGCTACATGTAGTGGTTTACAAATCCTGTCTGGTTTAGCTAGAGATGCAAGTACAGCAAAGCTTGTCAATGTATTACCTAGTGAAGAACCTCAAGATGCATACAAGGTAATAGCTGAAGAAGCTAGACCAAATGTACCTGAGTGTATCAAACCATACATGGATAGGAAGACTACCAAAAGAACAGTTATGACTGTTCCATACAATGCAAAACCTTTCTCAAATCGTGGTTACATACGTGAAGCCTTGCTTGAGAAAGGTGTTGAAGTTGATAAAGAGGATCTAACTGCAACTGTTAAAGCAGTAAGGGATGCAATGAATGTCATTGTTCCTGGTCCCATGAAAGTAATGGCATGGATTGAATCAGAAGTAGCGAAGGCTATTGACCGAGGTTGTGATCATCTTAAATGGTGTACACCGTCTGGGTTTGTTGTCGTGCAGAAGCTAATGAAGCCTGAGTGTCAAACACTTAAGCTTCAATTACTTGGTGACTGTAAGATCAAAGTAGCGATAGGAGAAAGTGCTGAGGTAGACAAACAGCATCATAAGAATGCAACTAGTCCTAATCTGATTCATTCACTTGACGCATCATTGTTGCATCTATCAGCACTTAGATTCTCTGCTCCAATAGCACTTATACATGACTCAGTTCTATGTCGTGCTACTGACATGTCTGTCTTGTCAGACATCGTGCGTGAAACATACATGCACTTGTTTGCTGAACAAGATTACTTAACATCCTTTGCTCAACAGATCGGAGCAGAGACTGAACCACCAATCATTGGCACTCTTAAGCCGGAGTCAGTGATTTATTCCACCTATTTTTTTTGTTAATGGCTAGAAATACAATTGTTACACCTAACCCTGTCGTTCTCGAAGGGTTCCAAGCAGTAATGCAGCCAGGTAAATTTGGAGGCTATAACCTTAGAGCACTTGTTGATCAATCAATTGTTGATCAGCTCGAAAAAGAAAGGCCAGAACTATTGAAGTGGGCTGAATCTAAGCTGTCTAATCCTAAACGAGGTTTGCTTAAACTTGAACCTTGGGAAGAAGTAGCTGAAGGTAAGTACCTCTTAAAATTTAATTGGAAGGAGGATAACAAGCCAGGTGTTGTCGATACTGAAGGATCGCCAATCGTCGATATCGATACACCAATCTATTCAGGTTCATCGGTTAAGTTGGCCTTCTATCAAAGTCCGTATGTCCTACAAGATAAGGTTACTTATGGAACGAAAGTGAAACTGCAAGGTATTCAGGTTGTCTCTTTGTCAACTAAGGCTGGTGTTGATGTTGGTGATTCTATTGAAGAAATCGCTGGTGTCTTTGGTACAACGAAAGGTTATAAAACAAATGAACCTTCTGTAGTAGCACCTCCTTCTGATGGAGCAGATCTTGATTTCTGAGAGTATAACGACTTCGATGAGATGTACGACCACTACATAAATGGCATTTAGATCTGGCCTTGAGGAAAAGGTTGCTGATCTAATGGTTGAGTTAGGAGTGAAGTATGAGTATGAGTCTACTAAGGTACCTTATACAATTATGCACAATTACACTCCTGATTTTGTATTGCCTAGCGGGATACTGCTGGAGTGCAAAGGCTATTGGGACAGTAACGACAGACGAAAAATCAAGAATATTGTGCAACAACATCCTGAATTAGATTTACGGATGATATTTCAAGCACCTTATAACACTATATCTAAGAAGTCTAAGACCACATATGCACAATACTGCGAGAAGTTAGGCATACCTTGGACTTCATTCACAACAATACCAATCGAATGGTTCATGTAGAGAATGAGTTCGTAGAACATATTCCATGTCCAGTGTGTGGTTCGTCAGATGCAAATAGTTTGTATTCCGACGGCCACACCTTTTGTTTTAGATGTCATACAAGAACGTATGGCGACAACACCCAATCCACACTCACCAAACACGTGCAAGATGTACAACTACGAGGTTCAGCCGGACGGCTGCAATCGAGAGGAATCTCACAAAAAACATGCGAACACTTCAAAACCTACAAAGATGGAGAGGTCTTACGCCACTATTATTTCGACAGCAATGGAAAAGTTGTCGGAGCAAAGGTAAGAACTCAAGGTAAAGACTTTAAGTGTGAAGGCGAGGTCAAATCCCTATTTGGGATGCAGAACTATCGTCACAAAACAAGTAGTAAGGATCAGAAGCTAGTCATCGTAGAAGGAGAGATGGATGCAATGTCTGTCTGGGAAGCTCAGCCAAATTGGGCTGTAGTTTCTATTCCAAACGGAGCTGCTGCTGCCAAGAAAGCCATTCAAAACAACTACGAATGGATTAATTACTACGACAAAGTTGTTCTGTTCTTTGATAACGATGAGGCAGGCCAGAAGGCTGCTAAAGATGCTGCTGGTGTACTTCCACCTGGCAAGACTTTCATCGGCTTTCTAGAGGATTATAAGGATGCCTCAGACGCATTACAGGCTGGTGATACGGAAGCTATCAGAGCTGTATGTAATTACGACCATACAAAGTATCAACCAGATGGGATTGTCGATGCAAAGACACTCCTTGACTTAATCACTACACCATCACCACCATCAGATCATGACTACCCATTTCAAGGATTACAAGGAAAGTTACACGGGATCAGGTATGGGGAGCTTGTCACAATTACTGCGGGGTCTGGAATCGGAAAGAGCTCCTTCTGTCGTTCAATCGCAGCTTACCTTCTTGCTAAAGGAGAACGGGTTGGTTTTCTGGCACTTGAAGAATCCATGCGTAATACATCTCTCGGACTTATGTCCAACGCCTGCGGTAAATCTCTACACCTCGGAGAGCAACAACGAAGCGAGCTGACCGAGATCTTTGATAAGACCATAGCTAAATGGAACTTACATCTCTTTGATGGGTTCGGTAGCTATGACCCTGACCATATCTACAACCGCATTGAATA